GGTAACGCACGACCGCAACATTTTTCTAGCGTCAGAATTTTGACAAAAAATACAGGAGCGTCAGTAAATTGACAGCAACAGCACAGAAAAGCAGAGGCCGCCCACCTATACAAGATGTGGATTATAACGCGGCTAGAGCGAGAAAAATGGAAGCTGATGCACAGATGGCAGAACTGGAACTGCTACAGGCACAGCGCAAATTAGTACAGGCAGATGATGTGCTAGGCGCGTGGACAGATGTGCTAGGCGCGATGAAGGCAAAGCTATTAGCCCTGCCTACAAAGTGTGCGCCATTGGTAGCAACGGAAAAAGACATATCTATCATTCAGAACATTATAGAAAATCAGGTACATGAAGCATTACAGGAGTTAAGCGGATATGACCCTAACAGCAACGCGGCAAGCGCATCAGTCACTACAAGCGGTAGTGATACAGGCGATGCAAACGCTAAAACCACCGCCTCGATTAGACGTGGCAAGGTGGGCAGACCTAGAAAGGCGACTAAGCTCGGAAGCTAGCGCGGAGGCTGGCAGATGGCACACTAGTCGGGCTGAATACCAGCGCGGCATTATGGAAGCTATCTCTGACCCGACTATAAAAGATGTTGTAGTAATGGCTGGCGCACAGGTCGGCAAAACAGAAATCCTACTAAACACTATCGGTTATCACATAGCACATGAAGCATGCCCTATCCTGCTAGTCCAGCCTACGCTGGAAATGGCACAGGCGTTTTCTAAAGACAGGCTAGCACCTATGCTACGCGATACGCCTATACTGCGGGGCAAAGTTAAAGACCCTAGGGCTAGAGATGCTAACAATACTACAACGCATAAGGTGTTTACTGGTGGGCATATATCACTTGTCGGCAGTAACAGTGCGGCTGGTCTAGCGTCACGGCCTATCAGGGTAGTTTTGTGCGATGAGGTTGATAGATACCCAGCCAGCGCGGGTGCAGAGGGCGACCCTATACAGCTAGCGCGTAAACGTAGCGCGACATTTTGGAATAGAAAAATTGTTATGGTTAGCACCCCGACTAACAAAGGTGCGTCACGTATAGAAAACAGTTTTGAAGAAAGTGACCAGCGCAGATACTACGTACCCTGTGAAGATTGTGGGCATGAACAGGTGTTGCGATGGTCTAATGTCAGGTGGGATAAAGACCAGCCGGAAACAGCGCACTATATGTGTGACGAATGCGGTAGCGTCTGGGATGATGCAAAACGCTACAGGGCTATCCGGCAGGGCAGATGGATTGCTACAGAAGAATTTAAGGGCGTAGCTGGTTTTCACATATCCGGCATATATTCTAGCTGGACACCGCTAGCAGATGCGGTGCGTGAATTTTTGTCGGCAAAGCGGATGCCAGAAACACTGCGGGTATGGACTAACGTGTATCTAGCTGAAAGCTGGGAGGATCAAGGCGAACGTGTAGATGATTATGCGGTAGCAGAACGCGCAGAGACATTTGGGCAGTTTGTAGATGAACGTGTAGAACTGATAACTGCGGGTGTAGACGTACAGGACGACCGATTAGAAATAGAGGTAGTAGGCTGGGGCAAAGACGAGGAAAGCTGGTCGCTAGATTATCGGACAATATACGGCGACCCTAGCACACCCCAATTATGGCAAGATTTAGACAGCATACTAAATCAGCGTTTTGAGACAGAGGACGGGCGAGAAATAGCTATACGGTCTACTGCGATAGATAGCGGGGGGCATTATACGCAAGCGGTTTATAATTATGTCAGACCGCGTGAAGCTAGGCGGGTTTTTGCCATCAAAGGTATGGCGGGTGAAAGCAGACCTATAGCTGGCAGACCTAGCAAAAACAATATCGGGAAAATCAAATTATTTACGTTAGGGGTTGACACCATCAAATCATTGATTTTTTCGCGATTAAAGATTACAATAGAAGGCGCAGGGTATTGCCATTTTCCTGATGACAGGCCAGATGAATATTTCAAACAGCTAGCGGCATCAGAAAAAATCGTTACTAAATTTCACAAGGGCTTCCCGAAAAAAGAATTTGTGAAAACAAGAAATAGAAACGAGGCTTTGGATTGCAGGGTATATGCTTATGGGGCTTTGGCTATATTGAACCTAAATGTAAACGCCATAGCAGACAGACGCGCTAAACAGGCTGAACAGTCAGCAAAAGACGAGGTCGTGCAACAGGCGCGGCCTAATCCATTAATGAGAAAACCGCAACCTAGCGGTTTTGCAAATAGTTGGCGGTAGGCTATGGCGAATTTATTTGATGTTGCAAACGCACCGGAAGCAGAACCGCACCAGTTTGTTATCGGCGATTACGTCAGATGGAAGCGCCCCGACCTTATACAAGATTATCCAGCCGCGACACATAGCGTAGCATTTATAGCTAGATTGTCAGGTGGCGGTAATACTGAATTTACCATTAACGCAACATCAGCTACCGATTACTGGTTATTTACGATAACTAGCGCGGCATCAGCACTTTATACCAAAGGCCACTATCACTGGCAGATAGAGGTCGTAGAAACCGCATCATCTAATCGCATCGTTGTAGACCGTGGCACGTTAGACATTCTATTTGATATGGATGTTAATAACGTTGACCCGCGTTCACACGCGCAGATTATGGTCAATAAGATTGAAAGCATTTTAGAAGGCAAGGCAGACGCAGATGTTTCTAGCTACAGCATCAACGGGCGTTCACTTACAAAAATGTCTTTCGAAGAATTGTTAAACGCTAGAGATTTTTACCGTAAAGAATTTAATAAAGAAATTCAGCAAGAATTAGCTAAAAACGGTGAACAAACAAACAGCACTATTCTTGTAAGGTTTTAGATATGGGCGTTTTTGATTTTATGCGGAAGCCGAAGAAACAGAAGCGTTCTTACACTGCCGCAAACACAGGCCGTTTATTTGCGGATTTCATCACATCATCACGGTCGGCAGATAGCGAGATACGGCCTAATCTGCGTGTAATACGCGACAGATGCCGCGAAGCTACTAGAAATCACCCATACGCAAAACGCTATATCCAGATAATGACTACTAACGTAGTAGGTGCTACAGGCATCACTATGCAAGTGCGTAAACGTAATGAAGATAATACGCTGGATGTAGTAGGTAACAGGCTACTAGAAAGGGCGTTTCAGGCGTGGGGGCGTACTGGCTTCTGTACTGTAGATGGTCGTCTAAGCTGGTTACAGGCACAGCGTTTGTTTATGGAAACGCTAGCGCGTGACGGTGAAGTGCTGATTAAGAAAGTTAAAAGGCCAGCTAATAACCCATACGGGTTTACGCTACAGTTTCTAGAAGCTGACTATCTAGACGAAGAATATAATAAGCGGATGCCTAACGGTAATGAGGTTAGGATGGGCGTAGAAATAGACAAGGCCGGAAAGCCTGTTAGCTATTTCATGTTTGAGGATCATCCGCATCACGACCAAGCATACGGCAGTAAAACAAAGCGCAAGCATATACAAGTCCCAGCTAGCGAGATAATCCATTGTTTCATACAAGAACGCGCTGGACAGACACGGGGCGTACCTATGATGGCTAACGCACTTAGCCGCCTTAAAATGCTAGACGGGTTCGAAGAAGCTGTGCTGGTTAATGCGCGTGTAGCCGCATCTAAAATGGGTTTCTTTGTTAGCCCTGAAGGTGATGGGTTTGTCGGCGATGATTATGATAACAACGCCCCTATTATGGATGCATCGCCTGGAACGTTTACGCAGTTGCCGCAGGGTATGGATTTCAAATCATTTGACCCGTCACAGCCGCAGGATAACTTTGCAGATTTTGAAAAAGCTATTTTGCGCGGCATCGCATCAGGTCTAGGCGTGTCTTATGTATCACTAGCAAATAATCTGGAAGGTGTAAGTTATTCATCTATCCGGCAGGGTACGATAGAGGACAGAGACCATTTCAAGATGATGCAACAGTTTATGATTGATGCATTTATTGACCCTGTATATCGGGCGTGGCTGGAAATGGTTATAACTGTCGGTCGTGTTAATCTGCCTATGACTAAATATGACCTGTTTGCAGATAATGTAATTTACAGACCGCGTGGTTTTGCGTGGGTAGACCCGCAGAAAGAAATACAGGCTAGCGTTACAGCACTGCAAAACGGCATTGTTACTTTGCAGGATGTACACGCGCAGTACGGCAAAGATACAGAAGATGTATTTGAACAGATAAACCGCGAGGCTGAACTAGCAGACCGCTACGGCGTAGATACGGCATTCCAGCCGTTCGGCACTAAACTGCCTGTAGAAGCTACCATAAGCAGGGGTGAAGAAGATGGCGACCTATAAAGGTGTAGAAATCAGCTTAAAACCTACAGAGGGTATGGCGGCAGAAGCGCGTAAATTTCTTGACTGGCGCAAAGAAGGCAAGCAGGGCGGTACGGCTGTTGCTGTAGCGAGGGCAAGGCAGTTAGTAAATAGGCAGGAATTATCTGCCGATACAGTGCGCCGCATGCACAGCTTTTTCAGTCGGCATGAAGTAGACAAACAGGCCGAAGGTTTTAGCAGTGGCGAAGATGGCTATCCATCTAAAGGCCGTGTAGCGTGGGCGGCGTGGGGCGGTGACGCTGGGCAAACGTGGGCAAGGGCTAAAGATGCGTCACTGGATAGGATTGATGAAGGCGACAGGCAGATTGATTTAGAAGCAGAAATAGATGATAATGCACTTAAAGGCGGTGATATTATGGAAAATAGACATATTCAGAACGTAGAAGAAACAGAAGATACCGTTACTATCACTTTCGGTAAATCTGAAACTGCGCCTGTAACAGAAACATCTGAATTTGAAGCGGATGAAATGGAACGGTTTGACCGTTCTATGCTAGAATATCGCGCCGCATCCGGCGAAATGTATGATGAAGATGACCGCAGGGTGCGTATGTCACTATCATCAGAAGAACCTGTAGAACGGTCTTTCGGTAATGAAGTGCTAGAGCATTCTGAAAAGGCAATAGATTTGAGTAGGGCTAATAGCGGCAATATGCCATTGTTGCTGGATCATGACCTTACTAAACAGATTGGCATTGTTGAACGTGCCTATCTAGATCAGACTGACCGCAAGTTGCGGGCGGTGGTGCGGTTTGGAAAAAGCGCACTGGCTAGAGAGGTTTATGATGATGTCAAAGACGGTATTAGAAGCAACGTCAGCATCGGATACCAGATTAAAAATATGGTGAACAGAGATAGCGGCACAGTTGTAGCCGATAGCTGGATGCCATATGAAGCAAGCATAGTTTCCGTACCCGCAGATAATAATGTGGGTGTTAATCGGAAGCTAGACCCTCAACCATCAGTAAAAATCGGAGATGATAAAATGACTGATATTAATGTGGATGAAATTCGCGAACAGGCTTCAGAAGCCGCAAAGCGCGATTTCCAAAAGAATGCTGGCGAAATTCTAAAGCTAGCTGAAAAGCACAACAGACGCGACCTAGGCAATGATGCTATCGGTCAAGGCATGTCTGTTGCACAATTCCGTGGCGTTCTGCTAGACGCGATTGGCGAAGGCCAGCCGCTAGAGCAATCACCAGCCGCAGTGGAAATGTCTGCTAAAGAAGAACGTCAGTATTCATTTATGAACGCTGTACGCGGCATCGTAAACGGTTCTGGCCTACGCGGTCTGGAAGCAGAAGTAAACGATGAAATCGCTAAAAACGTAGGTCGTGCGGCGCGTGGTTTCTACGCACCAGAATCATTCTGGGGGGGCAAGCGTGACCTGACTGTAGGCACTAACAGTGCTGGTGGTTTCCTGAAGCCGACAGAACATCTGGGCGACCAGTTTGTTGACGCACTGCGTTCACGTTTGGTGTTCAACGAACTAGGTTCACGTTTCATGTCTGGCCTGACAGGTGATGTTGCTATTCCAAAGCTAGCAACAGGCGTTTCTGCGGGTTTTGTGGCTGAAAACGGTGCAACATCAGAAGTTAATGCTGTATTCTCACAGATTACAATGTCACCTAAATCACTAGGTGCATTCACTGACGTATCACGTTTGCTGATGATCCAGTCAGACCCATCTGTAGAACAGATTGTACGCGATGACCTGTTAAACGCAATCGCACAGAAAGTAGAAGATGTAGCTATTGAAGGTGGCGCATCTAACGAACCTACAGGCATCACAGGCACATCTGGCATCGGTTCTGTTGCTATCGGTACAAACGGTGGCGCACTGACTTGGGCAAAAGTGACTGACCTTGTTAAAGAAGTCGAAATTGACAATGCCGCCATTAATGGCAACACATTGGCATACCTGACTAATCCTAAGGTTAAATCACACCTAGCAAGCACATCCAAGGTAGCTTCAACAGATAGCGTAATGCTACTGGATGCGCCTTGGAACAGCCTGTACGGTTATAATCTGGCAGTGACAAACAATGTACCTTCTGACTTAACTAAAGGTACACTGACAACAGCATCTGCTATGATTTTCGGTGATTTCTCACAGCTAATGATTGGCCTGTTCAGCACACCAGACGTACTGATCGACCCTTACACCGCTGGTAGTTCGGGGGCTGTCAGAATAAGAGTGATGCAGGAAATTGATGTTGCTGTACGTCACGCGCAGTCATTCGCCGCGTGCCTTGACATCAACGCATAATTATACGGCGGGGGCGGTTCTGCCGCCCCTGTCTTTTTATAGGATTACGCAAAATGAAAATTAAATGCACCCGCGCTATTCTAATCAAAGGTCAGGCTTATGAAGCTGGCGACACAGTGACGCTAGAACAGCATGAAGCACTTGACCTGATTAATATGGGCAAGGCACAGCCTGTAGACGAGAAATCGCTAACAGACCGCGCAGTAGGTTTAACTACTAAATCAGCCGGAGCGATTACCAGAAGGAAGGCCAAAAAATGAAGGTCTGGGCAAAAAAAGATTGTATAGCGGCTGGCGCACAGTTGCGCGAAGGTAAAGAATATGATTTACCGCCGCAGATTGCAAACAAGCTAATCGCTAGAGGGTATGCATCAGAAAAGATGCCTGTAGCAAGTAAGGCAAAAAAAGGCGAAGATAAGGCAGATTAATGGCTGTTGAAAGTGCAGACGATAGGGCGATATTTGTAGGCGTTGATGATTTCGGCGTAGCGGCAAGCTATACCCCATCAGGCGGCACTGCTAGCACTGTAAACGGCATATTTGATAATGAATTTATAGAAGTTGATGCTGGTGGCGGTATAGGTGTAGCTATGCAACAGCCGCGTTTTCATTGTCGCACCGCAGATGTAAACACTGCCGCAGAAGGTGACACCATTGTTATCAGCGCGGTTACTTATACGGTGCGTATCGTGCAAGATGATGGCACTGGCATGACAATGATGGTATTAGAGAAGCAGTGATGGCACACGTTCGCAAACAGGTTAGGGATGCTATTGTGACTGCGGTTACTGGTTTAACTACAACAGGCAGTAATGTTTTTAGAAGCAGGGTTTTCCCGCTAGAGACAACAAAACTGCCAGCGTTATGCGTATTCACAAAATCAGAAACAGTTGATTTTGATACATTACACATACCGCGTTCTATTATGCGTACACTTGATGTTCAAGTAGAAGCATATGTATCCGGCACATCTAATTATGATGATACGCTGGATACGATTGCTGTTGAGGTCGAAGAAGCCTTGGCGGCAGATGTAACGCTAGGGGGCGTAGCTAAAGACCTACAAACCACAGCGTTCGAAGCCGATTATATCGGAGATGGTGAGCAAACGGTCGCAGTAGGCAGATTTACTGTTACTGTACAATACCGCACACTAGAAAATGACGTAGAAACTGCCGCATAACAGGAGATTGTTTAATGGCGACATTAGTAGGCAAAGACGGTGTTGTAAAAATCGGAAGCAACACCATCGGAGAAATCCGTTCATATTCGCTAGAACAGAATATGGATGTAATTGAAGATAGCACTATGGGCGATACAGACCGCACATATACATCAGGGCTAAAAACCTTCAGCGGTAGCTGTGATGTGTTTTTTGATGACACAGACACCGGCCAGCTAGACGTACAGGTAGGCGACACAGGCACTATCAGCGTACAGGTCGAAGGCGACACATCAGGCGACCATAAGCTGTCAGGTAGCATCATTGTAACAGGCCGGACTATCACAGCATCATTTGATGGTATGGTAGAAGCATCTGTTACATTCCAAGGTTCAGGCGCACTGACTGAAGGCACTGTAACCTAATGAGCATCGGCAAGCGAATTGCTGAAAAGCAGAGTAAGCAGAGGCGCACTATTGACGTTCTGGAATGGGGCGAAGATAACACGCCTTTGCTTATCTATGTGTCAGACGTAACGGCTGGCGATTTAGATAAGCTGCAAAGAAAGCATAAAGATTTTCTAAACAATATGACCATCGCGGGTATGGTAGATTTAATCATTCTAAAAGCAGAAGATGCAGACGGTAATCGTATGTTCACGCTAGAAGATAAATTTACCTTGATGGGCGAACCTGTTAATCTGATAGGCGATATAGCTGGCAAGTTGTTCGGCAGTGTTGCGTCAGTTGAGGATCAGGAAAAAAACTAAGGGGCGATCCGTTTAGGTTAAACATTATGGCCTTGGCGGATCGGTTACACAAAACACAGGCCGAAATTGAAGAACTAACATTATCAGAAATTAATGAATGGTTCGCGTATTTTAAGGTAACAGAAGATGGCAGACCAAAATCTTAAAATTCAATTAACGGCTATAGATAAAACGCAACGCGCATTTGCGGCAGTGCGCGGCGGTCTAAAGCGGGTTTCTGGTTCTATCTTAAATGTACGCACCGCGCTAGTAGGTTTGGCTGGCGCGGCTGGTTTACAGGTATTTGCAAAACAAATAGACGATTTAGCTAAAGCATCGTCACGGCTAGGTTTGACTGTAAACGAATTGCAGTCATTACAATTTGCCGCATCACAAACAGGCGCATCCGCAGAAGAATTAGAAAAGGGGCTAACTAGATTTAGCCGTTCTATTTCAGAAGCATCTTCTGGCATCGGCACTGGTTTACGTGCATTTGAGGCATTAGGCATAACTGTGACAGATGCACAGGGCGGTCTACGGCCTACATCAGAACTGCTAAACGAGGTATCAGACCGTTTAACGCAGATACAAGACCCTGCCGACAGGGTGCGTATTGCATTTGACCTATTTGGTAGGTCAGGTGTTAATCTGGTAAATACCTTACAGCAAGGCAGTGGAAGCCTAAAACAGTTACAAGCAGATTTTAACGCTGTTACGTTAGAACTAACTGGCAAACAAGCTAAAGCCGTAGAAGAAGCAAACGACCTATTTGATAAGTTAGGCCGTACCTTTAGCAGTATAGGCATGCAAATTACTGCCACATTTTTGCCTACATTAGCGAAAATTTCTGAATTTTTAGTTATCAATTTCCTACGCGCAATTAACGCGGCAACACGTTCACTGCGTAATTTCTTAAATTCTATTGTCGAACTGGCTAGAGAGGTCGGCATAGAAATGGAAGAATTTACGTTTGGCGTAGAAATGGAAAAAAATCTAAACAAACTTATTAGGGGTTTAGAAGATACATCGTCAGAATTTGGTAACGCATCAAAAAATGCGGCTAACTTACGTGACGAATTTGGCGGTTTAGAAGTGCCGCTAAATGGGGCAGTTAAAGGGTTTAGAGATTTGGGCGATTTAGCCGCTAAAAATGTAGTCACATTTGACGAATTTGGCGACCGTATTGGTATGCTAAAAGATAAAGTAGATACGTCTAGCACAGCATTAGAAAAATATCAGGATGCGGCATTAGATGTTAAGAGTGCGTTACAGTCTACGGCTGTAGATGGTCTAAAACGTATGGAAGATGCACTGCTAGGGTTAATGCAAGGCACTGTATCAGCTAAAGATGCATTTAGGTCTATGGCATCGTCTATTATTGCTGATTTAGCGCGTATAGCTATCCAGAAACAAATCACATCACCATTAGCTAGCATTATGGGCGGGTTCTTTACTGGCAAAGCTATAGGCGGTAGCGTTCAGCGCGGTCAGCCCTATATGGTAGGCGAACGCGGCGCAGAAATGTTTGTACCTAATCAGGCTGGCAGTATCGTGCCTAATAACCAGCTAGGCGGCGGGGCAGTTACAGTTAATCAGACAATTAACTTATCTACTGGCGTAGCACAGACAGTACGCGCAGAAGTGATGAATATGTTGCCGCAGATAGAAATGGCGGCTAAAGGCGCAGTATTAGATGCTAAAAGAAGGGGCGGATCATTCGCTAAGTTTGTATAATGGCTATTACATACCCGCTTACATTCCCGACCCATACAGGCGTTAAATCTGCTAACTTTATTGCTAGAAATGTAGTCGGCAACACCCTATCCCCGTTTACATTTACACAGCAAGTGCAAAAAGGTCAGGGGCAACGCTGGGAAGCAGATATAACATTACCGCTAATGAAACGCGCAGATGCAGAGGTCTGGATTTCGTTTTTTGTAAAGTTAAACGGTAGCTATGGCACTTTTTTGATGGGCGACCCTAATGCTGGTACACCTAGGGGCAGTGCGGCGACCAGTGCGGGTACGCCTGTAGTAAATGGCGCATCGCAGACAGGTAGCGAACTAGCTATAGACGGTTTACCCGCGTCAGCTATCGGCTACCTAAAAGCAGGGGATTATATACAGCTAGGCAGTGCTGGCACATCAGAATTATACAAAGTGCTAGATGATGTTAATAGTAACGCATCTGGCGAGGCTACACTAACGATATGGCCTGATTTACGTGCATCACCAGCCGATGACGCAACGGTGACTGTAACAAGCGCAAAGGGGCTATTCCGGCTAACTACAAATACGTCAGATTGGCAGATTAACGAAGCTGGCTTTTATCAAATATCATTTGGCGCGGCAGAGGCAATATGAGCAGGGGCGTAACTACAGCGATGAATAACCAGCTAACGGCTAAAGAGTTAGAGCCGTTTTTTGCTGTGGATTTAGATTTTGATGGCGGTAACGTCCAGATATGGACTGGTTACGGTGATATTACTTTTGACGGCGTAACTTATACTGGCGCGGGTGACATACTAAGCATATCAGAAATCAGTGAAACATCAGAGGTGCAAGCATCTGGCGTTACTATCGGTTTGTCTGGCATATTATCTACACTTATTTCTGCGGCGTTAAATGAAGCGTATCAAGGGAGGTCGTGCAAAATCTATCTAGGCACGTTATCTAATGGTGCAGTAGTAGCTGACCCATATATGGTATTTTCTGGTCGTATGGACGTTATGAATATAGAAGATAGCGGCGATACTTGTGATATTGTTTTGCAAGCAGAAAACAGATTAATCGATTTAGACAGACCGCGTGTTAGACGCTACACATCAGAGGATCAGAAAATAGATTATCCTGCCGACAAAGGGCTAGAATTTATCGCTGATTTACAAGATAAGGAAATTGTCTGGGGTGGTCAGTAATGGGCTTTTTTAGCAGTTTTGTTAAAAGTTTCAAGAAAGCTATAACTAATCCAGTCACGTTAGTTACAGCCGCCGCCGCTACAGTATTGTCTGGCGGCACATTTACATTTGCGGCCTTTGCTATGAGGGCTGGTCAGATGGCGGCGTTTAGTGCCGCATCATCAGCACTAGCACCACAGCCTAAACTACCTAATATGCCCGATTATGGCAGTTTTGAGGCAACGGCATCAGGTCGTACCCAGATGGTTAAACAGCCTACATCATCGCGCAGGGCAGTTTATGGACAGGTGCGGGTAGGTGGTACGCTAGCGCATGTAGAAAGCACAGATAACGATGAATATCTGCATCTGGTGATTATGCTAGCATCACATCAAATCCAGTCATTCGATACCATATATCTAAATGATGAAGCACTGACAGTAAACTTAACTAACGGTGTAGTAAGCGCACCGTCTAAATATGTCGGTCTAGTGCGGGTATATGTAAGATATGGCGCAACGACACAGGCCGCACCTAACGGCCTATCATCAGAAAGCGAAGCCGGATGGACTGTAGCACACCGTTTACAGGGCATAGCTAATATATATGTGCGCCTTAAATTCGATACAGACGCATTCCCGCAAGGCATTCCAAACGTGTCAGCGTTGATTAAAGGCAAAAAGGTTTATGACCCGCGTACTAGCACTACAGCATATTCTAATAACCCCGCACTGTGCATCAGGGATTATCTGCTAGATACTACCTACGGACTAGGTGCTAGCGCGTCAGAGATAGATGAAACATCATTTACTACAGCCGCAAACATTTGCGAAGAAAGCGTTACGCTAGCCGCTACTGGCACAGAAAACCGATATACGATGAATGGCACAGTGGATAGCGCACAAGCACCCCGCACAATATTAGAAGATATGCTGGCATCCTGCGGCGGTATTATTACGTTCAGTAATGGCAAGTTCAAGCTAAAAGTAGCTAAGTATGTAACGCCTACAGTGTCATTAGATGAGACAGATTTACGCGCACCAATATCATTACAGACAAGAAGAAGCCGTAGAGATAACTACAACGCGGTTAAGGGTATATTCACACCAGCCGCAACAAACTACATCGCGGCAGATTATCCTGCATATAAATCTAGTACATTTGCCACAGAAGATAACGGCGAAACAGTATTTTTAGATTACGACCAGCCCTATACTACATCGTCACCTACCGCACAGCGATTAGCAAAAATTGCGTTATTTAGAAACAGGCAACAGGTAGTGATGAACTACCCGTGTAATCTAAATGCTTTTCAGTTAGATGTCGGCGATACTGTGCAGATTACAAATACGAAATTTGGGTTTACGAATAAAGTATTTGAGGTAGCAGAATGGGCGTTAGCGTTTGATACATCTGACGATAATAACGCGCTAGGCGTAGATTTAGTGTTACGTGAACTGAACAGTCAGGTTTTTGACTGGAACGCTGACGAAGCAGATTTTGTGGTAGATAACACTAGCCTACCTAACCCATTTAGCATACCAGCACCTAGCCTGTCGGTGACAGATAATACACAGATTGTTAATCAAAAGGTTACATCTGTGCTAGTAGCTACACCATCATCTACAAGCATTTATGCTAATCAGTTTGAAGTGCAAGCTAAAAAGCAGTCAGATACAAATTACATATCGCTAGGTGTGTCATCATCGCCTACGTTTGAAATGCAAAACGTAGTAGCTGGCACGACCTATGATGTACGGGCTAGGGTAATATCCGCAGGGGGTGTAAAATCTACATTCACTGACACTACGCATACTATCGGTGCTGTTGCGCCTACAGTGCCAGATGTGACTGGTTTTAGCGTAAACGTGAACGGTGCGAACGCTGATATGATATGGATACCGATAACAAATAACGCGCTATCGCATTACATTATCCGGCACAGTCCATTAACATCTGGTGCTACCTACCAGAACGCTACCACAGTAATGAAAAAGGTATCTAGGCCAGCTAACACTGCTACAGTGCCAGCACAGACAGGCACATACTTTATCAAGGCAGTAGACAAGCTAGGCAACGAAAGCGCAAACGCTGACGAAAGTATTGTGCTGGTAAATAATGTGCAGGGGCTAACGCTAAACAATACGCTGACAGAACACCCGTATTTTCAAGGCACTAAAACAACAGTATTTTTGCAAGGCACACGATTGCAGTTAGATACGTCAGTTTTGTTTGACGCGGTAAACGGTAATTTTGACGATGCGACAGGCTTGTTTGATGGCGGTTCTGGCAATCTAGCAACATCAGGCGAATATGAATTTGCCAATATAATAGACCTAGGCAATACATTTACTGCAACAGTAGACAGCCGGATGATTATAGATCAGTTTCCTATGTACACAGGCGCGATAACTAACATAGGTGCTACTAACGTAGAACTGTTAGTGTCTACCACCACAGACGACCCTAATAGCAGTCCTACTTGGTCAGCATACAGGACATTTATTGTAGGCCAGTACACCGCTAGGGCGTTTAGGTTTAAGGCGTTACTTACTACCACAGATACAACGCAAACACCGCGCATAGAAGAATTGCAAGTATTTGCTAAGTTTCCGAAGCGCACAGAAAGCGATAATGACATACAGTCCGGCACTGCGGCTGGCGGTAAATCTATAACATATTCATCGCCGTTTGTTACTTTGCAAGCAGTGGCAATATCAGTAGGTGATATGCAAAGTGGTGATTTTTATGCTATAACTAATAAAAGCACCACAGGGTTTACGATTACGTTTAAGGATAGCGGGAATAATGTTATAGACCGCACTTTTGACTATGTAGCTACAGGTATATAAATGGCACAGCATGATTACGTTATAGATAACCAAACATTTCCGAATACCCGCGCAGATATTAATAGTGCGCTGGCGGCGATTGTTTCTAGTAATTCTGGTGCTACTGCGCCATCTACGACCTACGCATACCAGTTATGGTACGATACAACGGCTGATATTCTAAAGATTAGAAACGCAGACGATGATGCGTGGATCACATTATTTACGTTCGACCAGACAGCAGACACGGTAGTAGTTTCTGGTGAGCAAGACCCGCAAGTGGTAGCACTTGCAATCGCGTTAGGATAGACAAATGGCAAACACGTTTAAGGTAGTAACAAAGGCCGGAGTTACAACGCAGGACACTATTTATACGGCTGGTACAGGCGTAACTACAGTGCTGGTCGGTGTAATGCTAGGCAACACGACTAGCAGTCAGGTGCTAGCTACGGTTACATTATCTTCTGATACAGCTAACAGGGCTGGTGCTAATGATGAAGCTAATCAGGATGTAGAGTTAATCACAAACGCACCTATTCCGGCTGGTTCATCGCTAGAATTATTGTCAGGTAATAAGGTAGTGCTAGAAACTACAGATGAAATAAAGCTAACCGCAGATGGGGCGACAGATATAACGCTGTCTATTATGGAGATTACCTAATGGCCTATTTAGGCAATACACCAGCCGACAGGTTTGCATCATATAAGTATCAGGATTTTACTGGCGGTAGCGGCACTAGCTTTACGCTAGACCATCCTAGCACGACTAATGGATTACGGGTGGTAATCAATAACGTGGTGCAAGAACCGACAGAAGCGTATTCGGTGTCAGGAACTGCATTAACCCTAACGGGGTCTGTAACCACTACAGATGATTTTTACGTAGTGTTTTTAGAACAGGCTATTTTGACCGCAACACATCCGGCTACACAGGCGTTAAGTGCTACCGATGGTACATTTACTGGTAATGTGTCTATCACAGGCACAACATCAAGCACAGGCGCAATAACAGCAACGGCTGGGATTATTGTGCCAAGCGGTCAGGGCATTGACTTCAGCGCAACATCTGATGGTAGTGGCACTACATCATCTGAAGTTTTTGACGACTATGAGCGTGGCTCTTGCACTTTAACATTAAAAGGTGGAACAACAGACCCCACCACAGCCGTTACTTCAACAGCTTATTATGAAAAAATAGGCAGAATTTGTACTATAAATTATAATTTTAACACAGTCACCACAACAGGTGCGGCTGGTAATGTTATAGTTGATGGGTTGCCGTTTGCATGTAATCACAGTGTAGCTGGCTCATATCATATTGGTGGTGGAGAATTTGCACATTACAACATAGGAACATCTAGCTTTACAGCAACAAGCATTATTACAAGCACTGCTCAACAGGTTCTTAATAATGGAACGCAAATACTTTTTATTCAATCTAGGAACGCTGGTGCTTGGGCATCTTGGACACATAATGCAGGAACATTAAGAACACTCAGAGGCACATTCTCTTATTACACAGATTAACCTGATTGGATTATCAGGCAGTCAGTCCAGCCAAAGGAGATAAAAATGGCACTAACAAAAGAAACAGTCGAAGATAAAATTGAAGTAGTTGGCGATTACAAAGCTATCCAGATACGGACAGCCACAGTAATTAAAGACGATGGCACAGAAATTAGCCGTAGCTTCAGCCGCAAGGTAATTCACCCTTGCACTAAGTCAGGTGATACTTGGTCTGATACAGACACATCATCTGAAAGCACAGAGGTACAGGCTATTGCTAGTGCTGTCTGGACTAGCGCAGTTAAGACTGCATACAAAAATATGGTTGATGCACAGAGCATCTAACGGAGTAGCTAATGGCACTGAATAAATTAGATAGTACAGCTTTAGGTACACTGTCTGGCAATCTATCTTTTGCTTCTGGGCAGGGGATAGATTTCAGTGCTACTGCCGATACTTCTGCAACAGGAGCGACAGCTAATTCTGAGTTATTTGACAATTATGAAGAAGGCACTTGGACACCTACTGTTTCTGCTGGAACAATAGGTGTCGAGACTGGTTCTGCACATTACATCAAAGTAGGTAGGCTGGTAGTAGCGCACTGTCGAATAGACAGTTGGAGCGACACAACAAGTAATACACAAATCCGTATAAGCGGCTTGCCTTACCCTACTGGGACAACGCAAGTACATGCTGGGGTTGGCTGGACTGACCACGCTATCAAGCAAATTTTTTTCTACGGTGGGACAGTCGGAAATTCATATGTTGATGCTTATGGTGGTGGCAGTGGTTACGATTCTTTCAAACACAATGACTTGGTTAGCAGTAATAATTTGCTGATAACTTTGCATTATATTACACAATAATAAATACAATAACCTGATTGGATTAAACGATGGCATATTTAGGTAAATCTCCGACAGGTACAGGCGTAAGACAACGCTATTACTTCACGGCAACTGGCGGTGAAACAACGCTTGGTGCAAGTGCTGATGATAACGGTCTAACACTATCCTATTCAGATGGTGCATATGTGGATGTGCTACTGAACGGTATCGAATTGGTTGCTGGCACAGATTACAATACTAATACTGCTAACAGGATTAGCGGTCTAGCGGCGTTAGCGGCTAACGATATTGTAACTGTAACTGTCTATGACATCTTCACTATCGCTGATACGGTGTCTGCAAAAAATGGCGGCACGTTTTCAGGAAATGTAAACATCGCTGGAAATGAATTAATTTTAGATGCTGATGGCGATACCAGCATTACAGCCGACACTGATGACGAGATTGATTTTAAGACTGGTGGCAGTGACAGGGTTACTATTGATAGCAGTGGTAACTTATTAGTAAATAATTCAACACTTAATAGAAAGTTAAGTGTCAGTGATAGTGTCGGCACTGTAGCTACATTTGAAAGCACTGGCACAGGTGGCGGCGGTTTTTCGCTAGGCGATGCTAACACTACGTCAAATTATGTTCGTATACGCGGCCTTGGAAATGATTTGCAATTTTTTACCAGTAATGCAGAGCAAGCTAGATTGCAAACCGGTCAAAAAGGTTTTCAAATCGGTATGGATACATTTGGCTCAGCTGTCGGCTCGTCAAATGGCGGTATATCTTTAGGCAGTTTAAGTGATGGCGGTTATTTAGAGATTTCGAGATTAAGCGCGGCGGCTAGAAATCAAGCAGTATTTTATAACACTAATGGATTAGTAGGAAAAATAACTACTACTGGTTCTTCTACAGCTTATCAAACATCATCTGATTACAGGTTAAAAGAAAACATCGTAGACATGACTGGCGCGATTGCGCGTCTAAAACAATTACAGCCTAGGCGGTTTAATTTTATCGCTGACAGCACTACTACAATGGATGGCTTTATAGCGCATGAAGCGCAAACAGTTGTGCCAGAAGCCGTTATTGGAGATCATAACGAAGTTGACGATGACGGCAACGCTGTGCATCAGGGCATTGACCAAAGCAAGCTAGTGCCTTTGCTTACGGGTGCATTACAAGAAGCTATAGCAAAAATTGAAGCGTTAGAAACCAGAGTGCAAGCATTAGAGGATGCGTGATGACTAGAGCAAGAGAATTAGCGGATTTAGGTGCTAGTGCATCAAGCGGGTTTAATCCTAGTAATGTGCTAGAGGTGGTTTCACTAAATTGCGATGGCGGTTCTGTGACCGTGCCTACTGGCACATATACATCGACAAATGTTACTACTAAAATGGATTTAACAACGTCTTATGCGGCTGTAACAGGATCACAAATTGATTACACACCGCCTTCTGACGCTACAGCAGTAATATATGAGTTTAATTTTCAGATACGCGGCATAGATGCACACGGCATAGCGCATGTAAGGTTTCAAATAGCTGGCACAGAAATTACAAATGCTAGAACGCATTTATCAGCTAATTCTGCACTAGCTGGCAGATACCATTTTAGATGGGTAATACCAATCGGCGGCACTGCCAGTAACGCTACTGGTAGGCAAGCTACTTGGACTAGCGCAAAGCAGTTGAGGTTACAAGCTAGGGAATATGGTTCAAGTAATGAAAGCAGGATACATGAAGCGCAACACTGGAACGGAAGCAGTGCGAATACCTTTATGGCACCGACCTTGATGATAACGGCAGTCAAATAGTTGAGAATTTTTAATGATAGAAATACTGACACTTGCCGCCTCTGTGACGAAAGTAGCAGGGGCTATATCATCTGGCATTAAGGCGGGTAAAGATTTATCCAGCCTAATGCCGCAGATAGGCAAGCTAGGTCAGTTAGACGCAGAAATACAGATAGCAGAAAGCGGTCAGCACAAAGGCGTTATAGGCAAGCTAACTAGCACTGAACAGGATGCGTATGCTATCAGTCAGGCTAAACTAGCACATAAACGCGCTATGAACGAACTACGGTCGCATATGACCCTGTTTGGCGAATTAGGTAGCTGGGAAGCATTCCAGCGCGAAATAGGGGTGCAACGCCGCAGACGCGCAGATTTACTTAAATTGCAAGCTAAAAAGAAAAGACAGCAAGAAATGCTGATTGCTGTAATAGTTTCTGGTATACTGTTGTCAGTAGGTATTTATTTTTTAATTCATTGGATTGTGTATTTAAGGGCATTGTGATGGATAGTAAAACACCGATAGATGTAACGGCGGCTGGTAGCACTGGCGCAGTATGGATGGGGATGTTGCCGGAAATGTTGACAGTAATAGCTACAGGATTAACTATTATCTGGTTTGCTATACGCATATATGAAACAGATACCGTAAAGAAAATAGTAGCGCGATTACAAGGCAATTAATGGTATCTGCTACACAAGCTGGCACTATGGGGGAATTTATTGCCGCTTCTGTGATTATGGGGTTTGATGGCTGGTCTGTCGGACACGTACCACAAGACGGGTATGACCTTATAGCGTTTGACGAAAAAGGTGCATTACGTGTACAGGTCAAAAGCGGGTTTTTGCGGCAGGATAAAGATTATCGCAAACCGTCTTATCATTTTAACAACGGCACTGGTGGCAAAAAAGTTTTAAGGGCAGATAAGTATGATATCCTATGTCATTGTAGCTTGTCAGAACGTAGATGCCATTTCTACGCGGCCTGTAGTGTCAATAAAGTATCGCAAAGGTATCCGGCTAGCTTTTTCGATGATCCTGAAAAAGAGTTTACAAGCTGGCGCAAAGCTGTGCAGATATGTCGGGAAGGGTTCTGTTAATGGACTGGTCAAAATATCCTAACTTTTCAGAAAAAGAATTTCGTTGTAGCCACACTGGTAACTGCCGGATGGATGCAGGATTTATGGAAAAGATGCAACAGTTGCGGGACAAATACGGCAAGCCGATGACCATAACATCTGGCTATCGTGACGTAACACATCCGATAGAAGCGCAAAAAGAAAAAGCTGGCATACACACTATGGGGCTGGCGGCTGATGTTGCATGT